AGATCCCCTGGAGCACGTCGTCGTTGCCCCGGATCGACTCGTCCTTGATGGTCTCGATCATGTCCTCGGGCTTCGGCGCGGTGACCGGGATCGACCGGACGGCCGCCAGGTAGGTACCCGGCGTCACCTCCTTCGCGATGCCCAGGGTCTGCAGCCTGGAGAGAATGGTCATGCCTGCGCACCTTCCGTGTCATTCCCGGCCGGGGGAGTTTCCCCTGGAGGGTCCTGCTTGTCTCCAGACGGCGGGGTCCCCTGGGAGGGGTCCACCTCGTCGGGCTTCTGCCCCGTGCCGGGGTCGTTCTTGACGACGCTCAGACCGCCGTCAGCGGCCTCGGAGGGCGTCTCCTCCACCGGGGCCGGGGTGTCCTCGACGGAAACGCCCTTCGGCGGCTCCGGGAGGTCGTAGTCCTCGTCCGGCGCGACGCTGAAGTGGTCGCCGTTCACGTCGGGGCCGACGATGATCTCGTAGCCGGTGTCGTTGGTGGGGGGCATGCTTCCTCCTAGTTGGTGATCTCGAGATCGTCGGCGCTGTAGGTGATCGACGCCTTGAAGACGCGAGACCCCATGGCTTGCTCTACGTCATCGTAGTTGACAGTGATCCCGCCGTGGTCCTCGCCGACAGAGAGGAACCGTCCACCATGGCTCTTGTCGCCCTGGAACGCCAGGATCCGAGTGAGCACCGCGTCGATAGCCTGCTCGAAGAGAAGCTCCTCCGCCTCCGCCGACCCAGCCCCGTTCGACATCGGCCAGTGGAGGCTCAGCATGAACGCGGTGATCGGAGCCGAACGGATTGCTGCGAACCGATCGATCTTGTAGGATGCCACCGGACTGCGGAGGACGTACAGCTGCGTCTTCGACGTCGACGGGATACGCGGCCACCGCGCCTGGAGGATCTGGAACGGGCCGCCGTCGACCGTCCGGAGGGACGGCAGGCCGTCGCCCGCCGTGGACAGCCACGCGGCCTCGCGGTCAACTGCGTCCGAGAACATGCTTACCTCCTTCGGTGCTTACGGGCCCTTACCTCGGCTCGGTGAGCCTGGATCGCGACGTTCCTGGTCTTCGTTATCCGTATGTGCCGGTGCTTGTGTTGCTTGTGTACTCTCAGCTTCCGAGTGCTCCGCCGCTTTCGCTGCTGGGCCTTCATCAACCGATCGACGTGCTTACGGTGGTTCTTCCCTGTCTTTGGGCGACCCGTCCCACGTCGTGGCTTCCGAAGGACCGGCTTCTTGATCCGGGGCTTCTTCAGATGCCGCTTGTGTTTGAGGTGGTAACCCTTCTTGTGCTTGTACTTCCGGTGTTTCTTCTGCTTGTAGCCCTTACGGTGGTGCGCCTTCTTGCGGTGGTGCTTGAGGTGGTAGTGCCGCCTCTTGTGGTGCTTCTTTGACTTCCTCCTCTTATGCTTCAGGTGGAAGTGTTTGCGGTGGTGCCTACGCTTGCTGCGCTTCCTCTTGTGCTTCAGGTGGAAATGCTTGCGATGCTGCCTCTTGCGCTTGTGGTGGAGGTGGTAGTGCCTGCGATGCTGCCTCTTCCTCCTGTGCTTCAGGTGATAGTGCCTGCGCTTGTGCTTCAGGTGGTAGTGGCGACGCCGCCGACGGGCCATGGCCTACTCCGTCATGTACGGGCCGAGGAACTCGATCGCCTCGTCACGGAGGAGATCCGGGTCGTGGGTGGAGCCGATGTCCGGGTCGAGCTCTTTGATCACGATGCTCGCCGCCATCGCCTTGACCGCTCGAGCCAGGTCGCCGGGGCAGGTACCGTACCCCCCAGAGTAGTTGACCCGAATGAGTGAACCGATCGGGAGGAACGTACCGATCTGGAACCAGACGTGACCCGAGTCCGGCTCTGGTCCTATCAGGGCGTTCGGGACGACGCTCTGCGAGCCGCCGTACGACCGGACCAGCGTCATGGAGTTGACCGTGTATGGGGTCCAGAACTCCTGGTAGCGGACCGCGAACGAACTCAGCCACATCTGCCGAACGAGGTCGCCCGACCCCAGAGCGGAGGCGTAGGAGCGGCCGGTGGTACCCTGGAGGTCAAGCGGGATGCTGGACGACCCGTACTCTTCGGGGTCGACGCCTTCTGCCCGGTGGGTCTCGGTGATCGTGAACTGGGCGAGCCGCTTCCCTACGATCGACTCGCACGCCCGGGTCGCCTCGATCATGATGTCGTCGATCTCGGTTCCCTGGAGGTTCTTAGTCAAGTCGGAGTAGGCAGTCGCCGCGAACTGAGCGGACGAGACGAGCGGTACAACGCTGTCTTTGGCCGGTGCGGTCATGGCGACTGTCCTACTACTCGGAGATCAGGTTGCGGGTGTCGACGAGCTGGATGAGGGTGTCCCGGCTCGCGCCTTCGGGGTAGTCGACCCCGAGAGCGTCCGCGTAGTCACGCCACGCCTGCTTGGACGCCTGAGGGCCCGTCCGAGGAGGCTCCAGAAGCTCGAGACCGTCCTCGGGGTCACCCGGGTCACCGTCCGGCTCCGGCTCAGCGTAGAGCGGGTGCTCCGGGTCGGTCGGGAGGACCTCGGTGAACTGCCCGATGCGAAGGAGGTCCGTCCCCAGGTTGTCCGGGACCTCGACGATCTGGTGCTCGTTCTCCCAGGTGTGGCCCCCGGGAGCGGAAGCTGGGGTGTTCTTGGCCTTGACGTGCATGTGTCCTTCTTCCGTAGCCCCGGTGAGGGGCTGAGCTGGAGACGAGCCCAGCCCCTCACCGGGAGATCAGGTACTACAGGGTGGAGACGACGTTCCGGAGCCGCGCCATGTACTTCGGCGCGCGCACCGCGAGGCACGTGTCCGAGACGATGGCGAAGGGGAGCGTGTCGGGGGCCGCCGTCGTCGGGAAGACGTCGAGCGGGGTGACGTCACGCACGTAGGGCCGGACCACGTTGTCCCGGTTGCGAGACATCAGGTACATGTCCTCCGCACCCGCCGTGCGGGGCAGCATGCCCGCGTTCGTTCCGACGTACGCCGTCGGAAGGATGGCCGGAACGACCGAGCCCGAGGACTGCTGCGGGATGAGCGCCGCGCCGGTGTCGACGATCTGGTTCGCGACGATCGGCGTGACGCCGTCCGCCGAGAGACCGACGTTGGCGTCGACGTACCCGACCAGCGAGGTCGTACCCACACCACCCGTGCTCCGGTACACCTTGTACAGGATGGCGGTGCCGTTCTCGTACCCGACCGGGGGCGTGAACGAGAGGGTCACCGTCGAGGTGGAGCCCGTGGTGGTCTGGGTGACGTCCGCCGAGGTCACGATCTCGCCCACGCGGGCGATGACGGCCGAGACCGAGTAGCGGTACGTCGCCGCCGCGAGAGTGCCGCCCGTGGTGGAAGTCGCCGCCGTGACGGTCGACATCACGATGGACCGAGCCGCCAGGAACGACGACTTGACCAGCGGGATATTGCGGTAGGTCGGGACGATCAGACCCGCCGCCACCTCCACGGTGTCGACGAACCGCTGCTGGTTGGTGAGCAGCTGCGCGATCTTGGACGCCGCCGTGCTGGACATGGCGAACATCCACGAGTTGTCCGTGACCGGCATGGAGGCGTTCTGCTCGACAGCGTCGATCATGACGTCCAGGTTGCGGAGCGCGAGCGCCGCACCCGCCGCGTCGAACGAGTTCTGGGCCGCGCCCGAGAACGTCGAGCACTGGACGTCGAGACCGTCGAACTGCGGGTAGGGGCCGTTCTGGGTCGCGCCGGAGCAGCCCCAGTCGATGCCGGTCTCGATGTCCCAGAGGAGACCCTGGACGGCACCCTCGATCTCTCGGGCACGCAGGTCACCCATGAGGTCGCGAGTGACCTCCTGGGCGTAGCCGGTGACCGAGCCGACCGCCTGGAGGTTGCGGATGGTGAACGCCGACTGGGCGTACGTCGACTGGCCGACCGGCCGCGCGCCGCCGTCCTGGACGAAGCCGCCCGGAACGCGCGAGGTGCGCTGGTTGAAGTTGTAGACCGTCGAGCCCCACTTGACAGCGGGGAGCGCCCGGACCAGCGGGCTGTAGCGGCGCTGGTACTCGAGCAGCATCGGGTCGATCTGCTTCTGGACGAGGGCGGACACGCCTGCGGCGGTCAGAGCCTCCTGGAGTTCGTTGCTCACTGGTGTTCCCTTCGTTGTGGGTGAGCTGGCTGTTCGATCGGGCCTTGCGGGGAGACCATTGCTGCCAGCGGGCACTCACCAGGTGAGCGGTCAGGGAGAGCTGGGGTACTACTGGTTGTGAGCGAAGAAGTAGTCGGACCGCTCCTGCACGTGCTTGCGGAACTCGTCTTCGTTCATCTCGTGGAGCGGCTTCGCGGCCTCCGCCTGGGTCTCGTTCAGGACGATGCCCTTGCGGGTGATGGTGCCGTTCTTGACGGCCTCCGCGATGACCTCCTGGAGCAGGCTCTCGCGGAGCTCCTCGGCCGACGGAGCGGCCTCGGTGACCTCGCCCTGGGGAGCGGCGGTCTCGGCGGTCTCGGCGGCCTCCGGGGGGTTGAGGGCCGCCGAGACCGCCGCCGCCACGGCGGAGTTCAGGTCGGCGAGGGTGATCGGGCGGTCCTCGCTCTCCGGCGTCGACGTCTCCTCGGCGGGGGTCGAGGTGGTCGCCGACTCCTCCGCCGGGGTCTCGGTGGTGGTCTCCTCGGCCGGAGCCGGGGTCTCGGTCGTTTCGCCCATGTCGGACTCCTTCACGGTCGAGGACTCCGCCGGGGCGGACTCCATCTGGTTGTCGTCCGGCGTCTGCTCGGACGTTCCGGTGTCGACGTCGCCGTCGTCATCGGGGTCGAGGGCGTGGATCGCGTCGCACGCTGCCTGCATGGCCGCCATGGCCACGCCTTCCAGGTCGGCAGGCTCGACGCCGGAGTAGGCGGAGACGCTGACCGTGAGAGGGCCGTTGTAAGCCGAGATGGAGAAGCCCGCGCGCCCGGTGTCGTCGGTGCAGGCGTAGCACTCGGAGATGGTGGTCGCCGACTCGGTGAGCGGCTCGGGCATCTCGGTCGATTCGTTGGACACGTTGACTCCGAACTTGTTGAGGGCCGCCTTGATCCGAGCGCGGATGCGCTTGAGCTGGGCTGCGGTGTACAGCTTCTGGTTGTCAACCTGGTTGATGTACGACCAGGCGGCCTTGGCGTGAGCCTTGGTGTCGATGGGGTAGCGCTTGACCTTGTCCTTCTGGTAGCCGGGGTCCGCGTACTGGACCGACCCGTACGGCTTGGTCTTGACCGCCTCGGTGAACGCCTGGTAGGTCTCGACGGACTCCGTGATGACCGCCCCGACCGGCACCCGGGCCTCCGTGGCCGTGGTCTCCGCCATCTCGGCGTAGGCCCCGGTGACGCCCGGGTTCTTCGTGAAGTCCAGGCCGTCGATCTCCATGTCGTCAGCCGTCGACACCTGCATCCCCTCGACCGTCTTCGTGGTCGGCTCGCCGCACCACCATCCGCGGATCGAGACACCCCGGAGGAACTGGGGCTTCCCACCCTTCGGGGCGACCAGCTCGGCGATGGTGTCAGCCTCCGGCGTGTTCGCCAGCTCGGCGGTGTAGTTCAGTTTGCCGTCGTCGAGGGAGACGCTGGTGATCCGGCCCACGATCTTGGTGGAGTTGTCTTCCGCCGCGTGATGCGTAAGCATCGTGACGGGGTTCGTCCCCTCCTTGATCCGGGCGGAGAGCTTGTCGTACGCCTTCTGGATCAGCTCTGCGGTGTAGAGGCGACGGTTCGCGGAGACGCCGGGCGCCAACATGGTGCCACGCAGCTGGGTTGTCATGCGTCCTCCGAGCCAACGAGCGAGAGCGATGTGGGGAAGAAGTCTGAGGGCGCTATCGCGCACCTGCAACGGATGTGTAGACCGGGGATAGGGACGGATTGGATCGCGTAGGGGTTACCGTCCTCCGCGCTCGCACAGACAGAGCATACTCGGTTGTCTCCAGCGGTGATGAAGTCCGCGTACGGAACACCCGCGTTCAGGTAGGTCGCGACGGACCCCATGGAGATCGACTGGCCGAGCGCGGTGTCTAGGATCGCGTTGGCGACGTTGTCCGGAGAATCGAGGATAGCCTGGATTGCGTCGAGCATCTCCTGCTTCGACGCTCCGGCGTTCCACAGGGCTGCCAGCTTCTGGGACACCGCGTAGCCGAGGCCCTGCGTCTGCTGCTGGATCCAGGCATCCGCGCTGTCTCCGAGGGCGGTGCCCCCAGCAAGAGCGGCCTTCGCCTCCTTGGCGGCCAACTCCCAGTCGATGGAGGCCCCGGCCTGCTGGGCGAGGATCCCCGTCGCGGCGGTCTGGCCCTCCGCTGCCCCGTCCGCCACCACCGACGACATGACCTGCTGCCAAGCGGCGCGGTCGTTGGCGGGGAGATCACCGACGATCATGTTCCCCACGCGCGTCCGGAGCTCAGAGGCGAGCATGTCGCCGGTGATCGAAGGGTCAATCAGGGCCTGGGTCTCGACCGCCGCGACGATCGACGTCCAGTCCAGCTTGCTGAGGGCTTCGAGGACCTTCTTGAAGGCCCCGGCGTGCGCCTTCTCGAGCTCTTCCCGGCGACTGTAGATGACCGCCCAGATGCCCTCCAGCTGCCCGAGGAGCAGACTGGGGACACCTCCGGGGTCGGTAAGCCCCTCCGCCACCCTCTCGGCGGCCTGACAGGCGCAGAGAGCGCGCTCTGTCAGGCC